CCCCCGAGTAACACGGGGGTAAACAAAGTTCAGGGCGCGGGGCGTTATGAATAACGAAGAAAAACTCGTCATCGAGGGCGGTCGCGTCAAGCTGCTGTGCGAACGTCGCCAGCTTGAGGCCAAGTCTCAAAACGGCATCATTGTTGACTACCTGCGCTTCACCGTTAAGCGCGATTTGATCCCGGACACGAAACGTATCCCGCGCGAGTCTGAGGACCGTGACCTAGTCAAGTACTACGCGCTGATATTCGCAAACCTGCTCGGCTTCGAGCTGGGCATTGAGCGTCCTGGTCGTGACTACTACGAGCACACGTATACGGTCGACAACGAAAACGGTCACGAAGTGGCCAGCGTCAGCGCAGGCGGCGAAAGCCAGCGCGGAACCATCTGTTTCACGCTCAAGGGCGAAGGCTGTACGCATGCCCGTCCAGGCTGGGAAAAGCGCGTCCACGACTACTTTTCGGACATGGTGCCGACCATCACCCGCATCGATGCGGCTAAGGATTTTTTCGCTGGCGAAGTGACCATCGAAGAGGTTGTAGGCCTCTACAAAGATCACAAATTCAGCTACCGCAAGCGCATGCCCAAGTACACGACGCATGGGGCGTGGGAGCTCGGTAGCACCGTCGATGACATTCCGCTGCACGGTCACAGCCGCACATTCCAAGTGGGAAAACGCGAGTCCGGAAAGCTTGCCCGCTTTTACGAAAAAGATCACCAGTACGGCAATTTCGCGGGGTCCTGGCTGCGCGCTGAACTGGAGCTTCGCAATGCTGGCCGGGTCATCCCATGGGATGCTGTCATCAACGCGGCAGAGTACTACGCAGGGGGCTATGAGGCTCTCAAATTGCTCTGTGATCGGGATGCCGGAACGGTCATTCCAACAAGCGTTAAGGCGGGTGAAGCATCAGCGGACAAGTTTGTCCGTTGGATCGTTCGCACCGTCGCGCCAAGCCTTGCGCAGATCACAAAAATCATGCCGGATGAGGACTGGCTGCACGGAATCGTGCTTGATCAGGCTCACCGGAAAGTCCCTCGCAGCTTGCGCGGCCTGAGCCTGCAATCCATGTCGCACGGGGTCACTGAAGCTCTAAGCAAATTCACCCAATTCATGAATCCCGCCGCACCGGCCGGCGCGGGTCTTTTGCAATAAGCCGGATCAAAGGAAACACCATGCGATTCAATCAAACCATCCAGGTCGTGGGCATGAAGGCCAGCAAAGGCACTCTCGAAAACGGCACGGCATACGACAGCACCAAGGTCTATGCCCTGATCGACCTGGACACGTCCAAGGGCAACGCCAAGGGCGCATCTGCAACCGAGTTCAACCTGGGCACGGCCGCGGAATTCGAGGCCTACAAGCACCTTCCTTTCCCCTTCGTGGCAGATGTGGAAATGGAGATGGTCAGCAATGGCAAGACCATGAAGACCGTCATGCACAAGCTCACCCCGAAGGCGGTTGCAGGCGGCTCTAAGTCGGCTGCAGCTACCTAACTACTGGCCGTTAGAGATCGCATTACGTTCCCGGGAACACGTATGCAAATCTCACCACGCTACTACGTGCAGTCGACTGACGACTACATGTTCCTGCGCGCTGATGGTGAGGGCGGTGTGGACTTCACCCCGCTCGTCATCAACGCAACGCCATTCGCGACGCCTGAGGCGGCTGTGGATGCTGTGCATGACCACTGCGGCGGTGAGGCTGTCGTGTTCCGTTGCTACCAACTGGAAAAGGGCTAGTGAGCGGTTTCCGCAAGTCTCGCGTGCGGGGTTTGCTGGTGCTGATTCGCAGCATCGTTTCTCTTTTCAAATGGAGTTTTATATGTTCGAAGAAACCTTTTCCGTTGCCCGCAAGTACGGCGCTCGCGTCGCTGCTGTTCCCGCCCTGGCTGTTGTGGCCATGGGAAATGCCCATGCCGAACTGCCGACCGAGGTCACGACGGCTCTGGGCAGTCTGTCGACTGATGCGCTGAAGGTCGCGGGCATCGTGCTGGCGGCCATCGTGGCCGTCTACGCATTCAAGTTCATCCGCAAGGGGCTGTAATGCAATTGATAGTGCCGCTGCTGGTTGATATGGGCGTCAATGCCGCATGGGTATCTGCAGCGGTGCTATCCGCCCGTGTGGCTTTGTTTGCTCACCGCTTTATTAAGTCGCGGAGTTTGTAATGCCTTCTTTTCAGGTGGGTGCTGCTTGCTACCCGACTCAGATTCAGGCCGCGCAGATAGTCGCCAGCTCGCAGATTGGCGGCATCGTGCAACAAGGCGGATCGGCTCATGTTGTTGAGTTAAGGTCCATAAATCCAACCTCTATCACATATGGCCTTCGTCCTGTCTCTGGTGGCCCGCTGATCGAAGTGGTGAGCACATTCGATGCCCAGCCGTGCGGTTTGCTTCAGGCTTCTGATGGGATTGCGCTCGGCTGGATGGTTGGCGGCGTTTGGATCGTCGTTTATGGCTTGATGTTCATTGCGCGTACTGTCTTTCATGTTGGTGACGGGGGTAATGATGGCAACACCTGAGTTTTATGCTGCCTTTATTGGTGTCCTGGGGGCTGTATGGCTGATTTGCGGGCGTTGGTAATTCTGGCCGCATGTGCGTTTTCGGGGGCGTGTATAGCTGGCTACGCACAATTGGCTCCTCCCGTTGGTTGGAGTCCCACTAGTGTCGGCGGATCTGCTGGCACTTTTAATTTGGGCAACGCTGCAAACGGCTCTAGTCTTGTTGGCAATACCGTCAGAACCACTGCATCGCTGAATGTTGGTGGTCGTGCTATCTCTGTTCCTGCGTCAATGAGATTCGCGCAGAATGCTCCAAAATTTCTTGCAGGGCGTGTTGGTTCGGCTCTCGCTATTGGTGGAGGCGCCGCATTAACGGGTGGATTATCTGTTGCTGCCGCGTTATTGCTTCCTATTGCTGTTGAGTGGTGGCAGCAAACCGAATTCGAGTGGGATGGTAATAAGTGGCTGCAAAAAAAGAAGGTGCTGAACGGCTATTGGACCGATGTTTATGGTTATGGGCAGTATCCAACTCCTGACGCTGCTTGCAATGCTCGCCTTTCTAACGTTTGGGCAGTGATGGTTCCTGGAAATCCTGCGAAGGCGGATTGTCATGCCGGTCCAACTGCTATTGCGGGATCTGTTATTAGAATTGGAAGCGAAACTACCGAGACGATCGTAGTTCCCTATGAGCCCAAAGTTCGTGAATCTCTTGAAAATACGCCTTTACCTGAAAAGCTACCCGGAATTATTCCTCTCGATTATCCTATCGACTTGCCTGTTATAAATCCCTCTCCGGCAATGCAGCCGCAGCCGCTATTTGTTCCTACTGGCAACCCGGTTCAAAATCCGAGCTATGACCCTAGTGCAGCACCTGGGCCTAACAATAGTCCGTATCTCCAGCCTGGGATCAGAGTCGTTCCGTCCCCAGCTCCTGGTGCACCGTGGCAGGTTGACTTGCAGCCTATAAACAGGCCTGTGGATAGCCCTAATCCTGATCCAAACCCCAAGTCAGATCCTAATCCTAGTGATGGTGACAAGCCATCTGAGAAAGATCCCGGTCTGTGTGATATGTATCCCGATATTCTTGCTTGCAAAAAGCTTGGTGATATCGAGGCTAAAGAATTGCCAAAAAAGACTATTCCGCTGCGAATAGATAAACAGAACGTTGGGCCGGAAAATGGCTCATGCCCTGCTCCTCGCCAGTTCGAGATAATGGGGCAGTCTATGGCGTTTCAATGGGATTTGCTTTGTGACTTTGCCACAGGAATAAGACCAATCCTTATTGGTTTTGCTTGGTTGTCGGCCGCTTTAGCGTTTGTCGGATTAACTAGGAGGGGCGACTAATGGAAGGTATTGCAGAATGGCTTGCCAAAATATCATGGCCCTTGGTATCTCGCGTGCTTGTCTCTCTTGGGTTTGGCTATACGACGTATGAGGGTGCTGATACTGCTATTACTAATGCTATAAGCTCTATACAGGGCGCGTTTGCCGGTCTTGGTGCTGAGGTGCTGCAGCTATTGGCCATGGCGGGGGTTTTTGATGCCATGTCGATCACAAGCGGCGGTATCGTTTCTGGTTTGGCCTGGATGGTAATGAAGCGATTTGCGCTGCAGACTACTGGGCAGGGGGCATAAATGCTTACTCTTATTACTGGCAATCCTGGTACTGGTAAGAGTGCTGCCCTTGTGTCCATGCTCGAAGAGCTTGGTAAAGATCGTCAGCTATATGTGAATGGCATTCCTGAATTGCTCATTCCGCATATCGAATTGACAGAGCCTGAAAAATGGCATGAAACGGTTCCCGATGGCTCCGTCATCATCATTGATGAGGTTCAGCGGATATGGCGGCCTTCTGGTCCTGGCCAGAAGATACCTGACATGATCGCGTTGCTTGAAACGCACCGCCATCGCGGTCTAGATTTCTACATCATCACGCAGGGGCCGAATCTCATTCATGCTAATGTGCGCGCGCTAATCGGCCGGCATGTGCATTTGCGTGATCTTGGTATTCTTGGTCGCTGGTGGTATGAGTGGCCTGAGTGTGCAGATAATTGCCGTACCGGCTGGAAAAATGCGCCGATTAAAAAGCGCTATAGGCTTCCAAAAAGCGTATTTGGGAAGTACAAAAGCGCAAGTATTCACGTCAAACCCGTCAGGTCATTTCCGTGGATGCTTGTTGTGATGATTGCAGCGCTTTTGACAGTATTTGTCATGTCCTGGTTTGCATACAGGGCCATCAATGCCCGTCTGCATCCTGTGGCGCCAGAGCCGGTTTCTGTGACGCCTAATGCATCAGT